TTCACTTGCATTACCAGTGCCGTCACCAAAAAAGATTTGGCCGTCAGCAGTTAATCTTAGCGTTGCCGAAATTGCATAGGTTCCCGTTGGCGCGTAAACCGCTTTACCAGTGTCGAGAGCATCCTGAATAGCAGTGGTATCATCCTCTACACCATCACCAACAGCGCCAAAGTCTTTTACTGAAACATATTGCTCCAGCTTTGTCTGAACAGTCTGTGCAGTGGCTCCAGGGAAGCTTGCAGTGTAGCTAATGGCAGTTGCGTTTCCAGAATTGATGACGCCAGTTTCGTTTGTCATCACCTCAATGCTGGAGTTTAACGGAGGAGCGATCGAGAAAGTAATGACATTGCCCGTCAGAACATAGCTGTCTTTTTCCTGATACACGCCATTGATAAAGACGTTGGTAGCAAGGATGGTGCTTGGCGCTGCCGACAGTGTAAAGTCAACCTCAACGCCATCACCAGTAAAGTCGTTCTTGACAACAGACGCAGATACAGCGGCTGGATCGAAGCCGTAGCCTACAGGACTGTAGAGAACGAACTCTTGGCGCTTGTTACGGATGGTAATGGAGAACTCGCCAGCAGTGTAAAGCAGAGCAGGCGTGCCGTTACGATAGGCATAGCCATTGTTCGTGCGGATTGGCTGAGTAGCTGGGATTGTAAGGTTGGCGTCGAAGAATACCTGAATCGGATTCTGTTCAGGGTCTTGGTTGATTGCACCGATATACAGGTAGCCGTCATCCAGCGGCGTGCCGTCTAGATCGGTGAATATTGGGTAAGGGCCAGTAACTTGAGTAAGTGCCATTAGAACTTAATCCCTTGCGTCGTTAGGCTTATAGCCGAAATTATGTTGTGTGGAAAGGCCATTACTGAATTCTCACAACAGGTGCGCCGCCAGTTTCTGCCGTTGGTTCTTGCTGCCCTTGCGTTACCGCTGCCTGAGTTCCTGCCGCCTTCATCAATGCTGCCTTTGAACCTTCAAGTCGATCAGATAGCTTGGTAAGAATGTTAGCTTCTTCCTTGCTGCCAGACTTTGTTTTTGCAAGCATCGCCATCAGGTTGCGGACGGGCTTGCTTTCATAAGCACGAACCGCTCCAGTGAAAGCCGCAGCCAAAGCTGTGCCAACGCCACCTGTTTGCAGAATGTCACCAAGTCCAAGAGCGCCAAGTAGCAGCGGGAAGTTTTCTTGTCCCGTTTGAGTCTTGACGCCAGCACCAGAAGCGCGGCGTGTGGCATTCAGAACGCGAACCAATCCTTTGATTTCTTCCTGCTGTGACTTGCCAAAAAATACGCCAATCTGATCCGCACGCTTGTTAATTTGCGAAATGAATTTTTCTGCACTGACATCGCCGCCCTGAACGCCCATATCTTTCGCAATACGGTTTACGATTGCCATACGAGCTAAAGATTGGCCTTCAGGAGTCAGTGATTTGTAAAGCGCAGAAACATCGCTCTTTTTGCCGCTGAACAGCATATTGTTAATGACTTCAGGCGTTGCTTCACCGTTGCGTATTATGCTCTTGAGAGCATTACGATTGGCTTCCTGAATGCTGTCACTCAAACGTGCGTCAGAAATGCGCCACTTATTGTAGTTGGTGCGTCCGCCACGATCGAGAATGAAGCTTCCCATGTCATCCTTAAATGGGCCATAAAGGTTTTTGACGGCAGATTTCACGCGATCAGATGCACCAACCGATAGAGCCTCATCCTGCCAAGCCTTGCCCAAAACATCACGGCGGAAAGCATCCATTGCCTCAATGTCTCGTCCAACAGCTTGTCCACGAATCTCTTGCAGCTTAGCGATAGCTTCGTCTGAGGCGGGTGTGCGAGCCTTGGATAGCTCTGCGATTTGATCATCAATAGCCTTGACAGTCTTATCAACAGCGACTTCGCCAGCGCCAGCAAGTCCAGAGAAAACTTCACGCTTCAAAGTGGTGTATTTTTCAACAACGTCGCCACGTTTACGAAGAACATCAGAAACAATCCGGTCTTCAACATCCGCTGGAACCGCTCCTGCGTTTTCAAGAATGAAATCTTTTACAGCTTCTTCGCGTGCTTCCTGTTGGGTTGCGCGTGCGCCACCAGTTCCGACAATAGGAATGCGCTCACCGATTGTTTGAGCAGCCTTGCCCATAAAGGTTTCGGGAGGACGGATGTCCGATGTCATAACAGGAATGCCAGTGCGTTCACCAGCCTCAATGATTTCTCGTGGCGCAGCGGGTGCAGCAAGTTCTTCAGTAACACGAGATACTGGCGTTGCTGGAGCAGCAGGCGCAGTCGGTGTTTCTAAAGGAACTTCAGGGCCACGGCGCACGCCACGCACAGATGAAATCACGGCAGGCAAAGCTTGTTCAAGCACTTTACCCGCAGCGCCAGCGCCGCCAGCAATAGCAATCTCGCGTGTATCAAATGTTCCGCCAGCACCAGCCTGCGTTGCTTCAATACCAGCTTGAGTAAGAGCAGAGCCACCAGCAGTTCCAGCAACACTGGCCGCACGACCAGCAGGCGTGAACGCAAGGATACCACCCAGCGCACGAGGAACATCGCTCCAGCGGAATCCTGGCTTAATGCCATATTCCTGCCCATCTTGCGAACGAAGGATGTAGTTGCCCTTGGCATCTTGACGCACCTGAACGCCAGGATAGTTTGACTTAATAATCTGCACCGATTCTTCGGGGCTTGTGAACATTGTACCAATACCTGTACGCGCACCAGCCAAAGACAACTCATTTAATTCAGGCATAGTTGTCCAGTCAGCAACAGCCTCAATCTCAGGTGTGCTGCGATCCGCACCAGTTACCGTTTCAACAATGCCTTCAAAGAATCCAGCTTCTTCAGGCGCAGCGCCCTCTGCGGGTGGAAGAATCCGTGCGCCAAAGTTGCCAGCATTACGGAACTCAATAGCTTTTTGAAGGTCTACCTGGTTAGGTGTGATTCCAAGAGTACCAGCAAGTGCGTTTAGTTCCTCAAGCGTAGCGCCTTTATTGAAAGCCTCTTGAAGCTGCGTTGCTTTGTCTGTGGCAGATGTAATTTCATACGGAGTGGCGAGGCCTATGCCCTGCTTATCAGGGTCTGCGCCTTGATCTGTCATCAACCCACGATAGGTTTCCGCCAAAGAGTTATATCCTTGGAGCCTCTGGTTGTAGATAGACCGCGCAACGTCAGCCATATCTTTACGCTGAGCTTCAGACAATCCTTCGCCAGAAAGCAGTTGGTTATAAGCGTTGCGGAAACGGTCTGGGACACCAGCCGCATTTTGCACAGAAGCTGCTTCGCCCTCACGAACAGTAGAACCTGGGTCTAGAATCTTCATCAAAGAAAAGACTGAACCAATGTTCCCGATTGGAGTACCTTTTTCTGTCAAGGCGATAATTTGACGGGTGGCGTTTTGAACCTGACGGAATTCCTTGACTTCTGGAATGCCTAAGAATTCAGTTCTCAATGAACCAATTCGGGAAAACCCTTTTTCCTCTATCTCGCGCTGTTCTCCGCGCTTAGTAATGTCAAGACGTTCTTCTTCAATCTCTGCCCCGCGAGTTTTGCGACCTTCTTCAGCACGACGAGCAGCCGCCTCCTCTGGCGATTCTCCGCCAATGATAGGCCTAATGGTAGAAACAGGCACGCTTCTTGATTCTGGCTGATAGCCGCCATATTTTTTCAAGAAAGCTTTGTCATCAGGTTCAGCCATAATCAATCACCATATCTTTCACGAGAACCACTTACGTCAGGGGCCTTGCCCCATCCAGGGAAGGTTATATGCAACGCACCTTTGTTACTAGCAGCAACGCGAGTGCCAGGGTATTTTTGTTTTACCAAAGCAATAGCTTCAGAAACCTTCATTCCCTTGGGTGGCATAAAATCTAATGCATCACCTTTTGGATGTGAGCCACGAGTGGTTGTTGTCATCCCCTGCCTTACTAAAGCTTGTTGATGCTTTTCAGTTCTAAATCCACTTGTTGGAGTGAATCCAAGGTTGGTTAAATCCTTTACTGGATTAATGTTACTGCCCTTGAAAGTTACCAGACGGAGTAGCCGTCTGACCTCCTGCTTGCAGAGTTCTGTTTGCAGAGCCTTTACCAAATATACTATCGAATGCTGCTGGAGTCACTCTACCAGCCTTTAGATCAGCGGCAGCATCTTCAGGGATGACGGCCTGCACATCAACAGTTTCTGAACCAGCAGCCTGTGCAGCATTAACGGCTTTCCGAATATCTGACTTCAGAACAATACCAATGCCAGGAATGCTCTCATAATCTTTTTGTTCATAAGCTACTTTATAAGCGTCTGGGTCAAATTGATTCAGCAATGAACGGGCTGCGAAGTTATCATCCATATTTGGATTCAGCGCCATCTTAGCAGCAGCGTCGAATTTCTCTGCTATGTCTGGACGGTTCGAAGCCCTTGCTGCTTCTGCACCCTGTGCATAAATTGTTGAAACTTGCTGATCGTTTTGCCCGTTATCTTTTGCGATAATAGCGCGTTGCAAGATTGTTCCATATGTGCGCTTGTCAGCCTCACCTAGACTTTTTGAAAACCTATCAATGTCTACGCCATACGTTGGAAAATCAGCGTACAATGCGGACAGCTTTTCAGGCGACGGGTCTTTAGCAACTTCTTTTGCGCGTATTCTAAAGTTATTTGCTTCATCAATTTTAGCCTGATCCGCTCGCGCAGACGCTGCAGCAGCCGCCTGTGTAGCCATTGCCTTTTGTTGATTTTGAATCGCCTGAACACCCGCCAGAAATGACTCTGTGGTTGATGGTGTTTTCAGTGTGTAATCGAAAGGTTGTACCATCTTTAAAAGCCTCTAGGTGGTGGAGCGTAGCCCATAGATTTAGAAGCAGACATACCGCCCAGCGTTGACAATAGATTAAATGGCCCACTTAAAGCTTGACCAACACCCAGTGCAGAACCAGCCCTTGCAGCACCAGCTTGTCCTAATAGATCGGCAATAGCACCAGCAGATTGCATACCAGCAGTTCCAACACCAGCCGCAGATTGCTGACCAAGTGCTGTCATGCCGCCAAGCCGACCATATTGTTGTTCAAGGAATTGATTCAACAAAGCTGGACGGAACTGTGCTAAAGCACCCTGAACATTGCCGCCACGAAGTCCGCCAGTTGCTGAAGCGTTTTGCAGCATAGCTTCTTCGCCTTGACGAGCTAAAGCCTGAAAGATTGGGCTTTGCTCTTGCTGCGCTACATAAGCTTGCTGCGCTTCTGCGCCTCGAAGTCCTAACGCACCCATCTGAGCCTCTAAAGCAGGGCCACCAGCAGCAACATAAGGCTCAAGCAAGCGGCGCATTTCTTCGCGTGCAGCCCGTTGCTCCGCTGCGCCAGCATCTGCTGCAGCTACCTGAGCCTTGCCAGCCTTGCTTGCCGCACTTGCACCGATAGCCGCGCTACCTAATGCGCCAACGCCAAGGGCGATTGCTGCCGCTGTTCCAATAGCCATATTACACTAGCCTCTTAATAAATGAGTGTTCGCTTGGTCTATATCCATTGCGGATATAAAGGTTAGACATTCTATCGCCATTTAGTGCGTCGATTGACTTCATCTGTATCGAAAGAGCGCCGCGCTTTTTAGCTTCTTCTTCCATTTGCTTCTTCAACTTCATGCCAATGCCAGGATAGTTGGATTCAGGATCGGCCCACCAAAACAATTCTTCGCACGAAATATGCGAATGGTTGAAATATACTGGGCTTAGAACAAGAGAACCAAATGAAACGAACCTGCCGTTGACTTCAGCAACCATGCAAATGAAATTAGGCTGACCAATAAAGCCCTCCAGAGACACAATGCAATCGTCTATGTCATATTCTAGAATGTCATCCCAGAACGCCTGCTCATGGAATATGCAGCCCAAATACGCAATCTGCTCAGCGTCATCAATAGTTGCATGACGGATTACAGGCAAAGAAACCCTGCCTTGATAAGCTAGTTCTGCGTTGGAATCTGCGTTACTGTCCGTCATTTCAATCTCTTAAAATGGTAAGCCACAGGATGCTTGATAACGCTCTGTAGCAAAACCATAACACAATCAATCTTCAAATTCAAACTCTCGTTCTTCCCACGCTTGACAAGCACGAAGATCATGACAAATAAAGCTGAATTTGTGACAATAGCCACGGAAACCAGCGTCTACATCCCAATCGTTCCAAGGTATCTTGTCCATCTTGGCTTGTGTCAAGGTGCTGTTATCGTAATATTCACAGTTAGAGCAGCGGCGGCGACGAGCTTCTTCTTCGTCTACTTGCCATGCATTAGCTAGTGCTGACCAGTATTCAGGGTTAGCGCCACGCTCATTGCTGGGATTCTCAGGGCCAAGCATCCAGTCATCAATGACCATCTTGGTGTTCTTCTTGTTCTCAGCAGTCGTGATGAATGGTTCGCTTTCACGAAGCCCACCGAAACCTTCGATAATAAATGCTGGCTTTTTCATTAGCTCACAAGCCTCCCAGATGCACGAATGTTGATGGCTGAAGCTGTGCCAGCAATCGTTGAGATGAAACCCGCTGGCGGGAGAACGTGTCCAACCAATTCAGGGAACGTATAAGTTTCCGATGGCTGGAGCGTTTTGGTCTTGACAATCAAGTTGTCATTTCCTGCGCTTCCAGAAGCAGCCACAAGGTTGACGCTGATTGTCGCAGCACTACCGCTGTAGTTAGTCGCGGTGAACTTATCGATGATCGTCTGCACGCCGCTCGACGTATATTGCGTTGTTTGCGTGTTCTCTGCTGTCTTAGCAGGGATGATATTACTAATAGATACGGCCATGTTATGTCTCCAAAGAACTTATGTTATCTGTTACCGTCAAAATGACTGACGGAACGGAAGGATGCACGGCAGACGCCGCTTCAGCTAACAAAATAACAGATGTGTCGTCCACTTCCCACATTAATTCGATATAGTCTCCAGCGTTTAGTTGGATGACATAATTCCATGCAGCCAAAATCTCAGAGGAGTTACCTTGTATGCGGATTTGACCAGCACTATCTGGCACGTTGACACCGTTCTTACGTAACCATATCCACACCAAACCAACGCCGCCGGACGTTTTGTCTAACTGAGCGGAAAACTGCACATTGTAGACATTTGGCCGATCAACATAAATTCGTGACGTTGGTGTGCCGCGAGTGACACCTACCGACAAATCGATAGTGTTAAACGTTATGGCATACGCGGTATTGATGGCGGCTGCTGTTTGTATGGTCGTGTCGTAGAAAGAACCATAACGCGGTGATCTAAACTCTTTCTGTGGTGGCGATAAAGCTAATGCCTGCAATTGCGATTGGATGACAGCGATGTCGTCTTCTGATGCTGACTTCGGTGTGTTAGCTGTGGATTCCGCCAACGTGTTCAGTCTGCTTTCCAAAGATGCCACGCCAGAGTTGGCATCCGATGCCGTGTTGATTAGCGCAACAAGTTCAGCAAGCGCAGCAATCTGAGCAAGAGCGTCATTAGCCGCTTGACCTGAATTGCCAGCAGCGAACTCAACGCCTGGGATAATATCGTTCGTGTTTGAATCAACAGTCGCAAACAGCCTTTCAAACTGCTTTATCTGCTCATGATCCTGTAAGAAGGACGCAAGCTGATCGCGTGTTAAGCTTAACTTTGTGCGCGTTGCCATTAGTAAGCTAACGGCTCAATCGCCGCCTCTAGTCTAGCAAACGACATATGCGCGTCTGAAGTTCCCTGGAATCGCTGTATGCGCCAGTTACGCATCCAACCCTGCTGGAACCAAACCAAACGCTTTGCACGCTGTCCTGTAGTGCCAGCTTTAATGAACTTTTGCTGGCTCCACGTTTCGCCATCAGTCGAATAGCTAGTGTTGATTGTCGGATCGATACCATATGCAGTCGCACCAGTCAGGCCAACCAACTCAAGATTCTGAATGATTGCGCCACGGCCTTCATTATAAACAATCGTTGTGCCAAACTCCCAGCGCACCTTTTGCCCGTAATGGGTTGAGATATCGCTGACCATGTAGCCTACAGATGTGTTTGTTGGGTCGCCCACCAGCCACTTGTCATAGCACCACACAAGGTTCTGTGCGCGATACTTCGAAAGACCAACCAAGCTGCTTGTAAGGATGAACCAAACTGGCTGGCCCAAGTCTTGCGTTGCAGCAGCGTCAAATACAAGCGTTCGATCGGGCAAGTGAATATACAGATGCTCGTGCGCCTTATCGTTACGCGCTTCTAACTTGACCGTAGACAGTTGTGCTTCAGTGAACTCAAGCAGGATTTGGTCTATCTCTTGCGTGCTGATCTTATTCGTTTTGGCATTACCGCCAAGATAAATGCCTGGGGCTTCATTGAACCCGCTACCAAGGAAAGCGATACTTTCTAGATAGACGCAGCAAGCATGAGTGCCGACAACACCCTTTTCAATCTGAGCGCCATCAATGCGCTGGAACGGGAACAGGTCGCCGCCTACGTTGTCATATACTTCGATGGTGTTTCGGTTCAGCGCGTATATCTCATTGCGTAGCTTAAGCAGTGCGACAACGGGATCAGGGTCAATTTCAGACGAACCATACTTCAGGGGATTAACTTGCGTTGGGTCACTTAGTTCCGTGACAATAAGAAATTCGCCATCAGTGGTCATGAAGTAGCCATCTACCCAAACCACATCCAGAACGACGCCAAGGTCAGGATCGGTGACTTGAATAAGGCCAAGGCTGGGTGACCAGTAAAACAGGTCTTCGTTAGAGGCGATAGCCAAGCGATCGAAGCTGTAGTCCATCGTCACTAGTTTGCCATTGTTTCCAACGTCACCCAGAATCGTTATAGCGCCTGTACTGGACACTGTGACAAGCTTAGAACCCATCACGCGATAGCAAACGCCATTCCAATTTATGCCGCCACGATCGATGCCAGGGCCAGTGCCGTTAGCAACCAAGCCATCAGCAGGGCGCAAGAAGCCTTCGCTTATACCATTACTCTTTGGCACTGGAATCATATTGACAGGATAGGACGTACGAAAGTCCGGCCCATTGTCCGTGTAGATTCCATTGACTATCGGAATTTGAACCATGTTTTATCCGACAAAGTTAGAGGAGGATGTAGCCGCCATCCTCAAGTAATAGAAAGTCGCCGTTCTCTTGCAACAAAGCGCCTAGCACTGGGCCACCGCCTGTGTTGAAATAGCGGAGGCGCGTGCGAAGGCGCGTCAGCAGGAACATTAGAAGCCCTCGCCAGGAATGATGTGAAGCGAACCACCGCCAGCAGGAGCGATGTAAGCAATCGTATCATAGTCGCGGAACTTGGAGATGGTGACCTGACCATTCGGCGGAACAAGGTAATCAGCAGTCGTTGCCGTAACGCCAGCAGGCCCAACGCGCACAAAGCACTCAACCGAATTGCGGCTTGTGATGCAAAGCGTTTCGGTAGATACAGGCAAAGTTGTGCTCGCCGTTGTGTTACCAGGTGTTACTGCAAAGCCACGACCAAAGGCGGGTGCAAATGTTTCAATATCAGCCATAATAAACTCCTTTAGTTTCCTTAGCGTAAATTGCGCTATCTGTCACCACTTAGTCTTGTCAGCCCAATATGCCGCTGACATCTTGCCTTTAGCTATGTTCTTTGCGTGCCTAGCCTTAAAAGATGCACGCTTCTTCTTCATCGCTTCAGATTCGCCCTTCTTTGGCGATCCAGCAGTCTTAGCGCCCTGCTGTCCAAATCGAATGGTCTTTATCTTGTCGCCTACTTTAGCAACGACAATGTGAGACTTCTTCGGATGGTCAGGCGTGCGTTTGGGTTTATTATAGCCGGAAACGCCAGCGCGAGAGAGGCGCGAGTCCTTTTTCACTTTTTCTTTTTGGCCTTAGCCATCTTCATGGTCTTGCCAGCTTTGGCAACGGCCTTCTTCGCCATTCCCATAGCTTTTGCTTCATAACCAGATTTCTTTTTACCCATCATTGGCATTTCAATTCTCCATCAATTAAGTTTAACTTATCCTACTTTCCACACAGTGCCATTGCTGTAGACGGGAACGAAGTTAGAACCACCGCCTGCAACAGTTGCGCCGAATGTCGTTGTGCTGCCGTCAGTGACAAAAGCGCGTGCGCCAGTGTTGCCGACAGCATTAGGAAGCTGGGCAAAGGTCGATGGTGTTGTTTGCACTGTATTTGCAACAACAGCATCAAAGTTGGCCTCCATATAGGTAATCATCGTTGTCACAGAGCAACGACGCGCATCACCTTGGTTTGTTACATAAAGCGGGAACTGATCTCCACCTGATACCTGAGTAACGGTAGGAAGCTGATTAATTGTAGGCATGACTTAACTCCATTCAATGGGGCCGTCAGGCCCAGCGTCAACAGGATCGACAGGTATCATGACGTAAGGATTATCCCAGCGCCAAGGTTTGTTGCCCTGACCGATCGGCATTGTTTCAGGTAGCTGCTGTTCAAGCGGGAATGCGGCTCTTTGCAGTAGCGTGTTGTATGCAGCCTTAGCGGTTGTCTTAGTGTCAGCAGCCACAGCCTTACCATATCCAGGCGCAATACGAATTGCGAGATTGGTAATGATGGCTTCCCACGCACTGTCAGGCACAAAGGTAGGCTCGTCTAAGTCGCTGTCCTGTGGGCTGCTTGGCATTGAATAACCCAAGCGCAGTCCTTTAGCGTTCCACTCAGCCATCATAGCGTCGAGGCGATTAAGCGCACTCTGTAGCTGCTCTGGCTGTAGATCGAACACATATTCCGCCATGCCTATTTCTTCAAAGGCGGCGGACACGAACTGGCGCTTGCTGTAACCCATTTATTCCTCCAACGCCTTCGCAATGCGTTCAGCTAGCTTCTTATCAGAAGTTCGCCCATCATACGACACATTTAGTTCTTCCGCCTTTGCTTCCAGTTCCTCGCGGGTTGGCGCAGAAACTTCGTCAATAGGTTCTTCAGCCTTCTCAACTTCCTTAGCCTTTGGCTTCAGAGGTTGCGATGCAATCAGTGCTTCTTCATAGGACGCAGACCAGCCCTTGGCGATCAATGCGTCGAATGCATTCTTGTCCGCAGCGCCTTTGAAAGCATACGACTTGCCACGCGGTTTCTTGTGTGGCCCAGGGACACGATAGAGAATGGTTGGAAAGTCTGTCATTTCTTTTTTGCCTTCTTTGGCTTTGCGGTTTTTGCAGCTTCTTTGAAAGCGGCAGCAGTTGGTGCGCCTTTGCTTCCTACCTTACGCATACGCTCAGGTGTCTTGCCAGCAGCCTTCTGCCTCTCAATGCGCTTACGTTTGGCATTGATGTTTGCATAGAGACCAGGCTTCATCATTTCTTTTTACCTTTAGGAGCCTTGCTTGGCTTGCCAGCCTTCATAGCAGCTTTCTTCGCCACGTTCAAAGCAATCGCAATGGCTTGCTTTCTAGGGCGTCCAGCCTTTTCTTCCATCTTGATGTTTTTGCCGATGCTTGAACGGCTGTAACCTTTTTTAAGTGGCATCTGACTATCTCCTACAGGAAAGGAAAGGGGAGAGCCGAAGCCCTCCCCAGTCTTATTAAGTTTGGTTGAACAACAGAATCCCAGCCATTTCTGGGTTCGTCATTACCACACCATACAGTGTGTCCAGCGTGTAAAGCGTCTGGAAGGTCAGTGGATCGAACCTTTTGGTCATGACCAATTCGATGCCCTGATCCGTAGCAGCACGCAGAACGTCAACGCCAGCGCCATCTGGAACAGCATAACGACCAGGCAATAGCTCGATCGAATCCTTACGCCAGAATGGGTTGATGTTCGAAGCAGCAACGTTCAAGAAGTTGAGCGGAGCAGCCGAAGCAGCAGCTACCAGTTCAACGTTCTTGTATTGCAGTTCAGCATCAGTTGCTGGAGCAGTCGCAGCGATGATCGGTGGCGAGATAACCATCGATGTGCTGTTGACAACTTCAATGACGCGGAACGTCTTGAGTTCGCCAGTCGAACGCTTCGTGATGTGGTGAACAGCTTCAATGCCATCGATCGTGAACGCATCTCCAGCAACAACACCAGTTGTCGAGGAAACAGTTACGGTCTGATAGCGGTTGTCAACGTTCAGGATGCCGCCAGTCGAAGTGGTTGTCGCCTGTGGAACATACTGAGCTTGAGCGCCAGTGGTGTTGATGGTGACAGTTGCCGAGTTTGCAGCGCAAC